ATCAGGTTCAGGTTACAATATTAACATTGGAGATTATTCATTATATTCGGCAGGCGGTGGCGCACAACATAATACTTGCGTTGGTGCTTACACAATGATGACTTCGACAGGAAGTAATAATACCTGTTTTGGCAATAACGCAGGTCAATCAATCACGACAGGAAACTATAACGCTTCAATCGGTAGGGCAGCCCAACCTTCCGCAGCCACTTCGTCAGGCCAATTTACTCTTGCTGACAGCAACATTACCAATTTACGTTGCAACGACACCTCTATTTCGGGGTTGTCTGATGTTCGAGACAAAACAAATATCGTAGATTTACCAGTTAGTGCAGGATTAGCTCTTGTGAATGCCTTACGTCCTGTTGTGTTTAACTGGGATAGACGATCTTGGTATGATAACGACACGCCTGATGGTTCAAAGGTCATGGAAACGTGGCGTAGGTGGAAGCCAAACTCTGGATTAAAGCAAGGATTTATCGCCCAAGAAGTGCAGGCAGCTATTGCTAGTGAAAAGTGTTTGGTTGATACCATGATTATCACTGACGATAACCCTGACGCGCTTGAGTTTGCACCACAGAATTTGTTAACAAATGTAATTAAAGCAGTGCAAGAATTATCAACTGAAATTGATTCTTTGAAAGCGCGTATTACAGAATTAGAGGCTTAATGATGGCACAACCAATTGAAGTACCAAGTGTTGAATATAAAAAAGCAATGTTTTCAGTTAATTTAATTACTGAGATTGTTGATTCGGGCGATACCGATAAAGCAACTTTAAGAATAAAAGAGCAAAATCAGGCTCATTTAGTAGTTATTTTAGCAAAAGACTTTTGGACTAATGAAGATTTAACGCCTCTTCAAAATGCTGTCAATCTATGAGTGAAATTTTCTTTCAATCATCATTGCCTAGAAGTGGCTCAACATTGTTGCAAAATATTGTTGCACAAAACAAAGATTTTTATGTAACACCTACTTCTGGCGTTATCGACCTTCTGTATGGGGCGCGAACAAATTTCTCTTTAGGGGAAGAGTTTAAGGCTCAAGATTCTAAAGTTATGGAGAGTGGGTTTAAAGGTTTTTGCAAATCTGGGCTTCATGGTTTTTTTAATTCAATTACGGATAAACCTTACGTTTTAGACAAAGGCAGGGGATGGTTAGCGTACATTGATTTTTTAAAGTTTTTCCATGACAAGCCAAAAATAATATGTATGGTCAGAGACCCTCGCGCAATATTTTCCAGCATGGAAAAGAATTTTAGGAAAGCGCAAGCATTAGGAATATTTGAAATAAAAGATGATGCGTCAATGCTTGGTACAACAACCGCTAAACGTGTAGATTTATGGGCAAGCCATCCACCGATCGGATTAGCAATGGAACGGCTTTTGCAAGTAATTTTAGAGGGTAACTCTGACGAAATATGCTTTGTGCGATATGAGGATTTAATGTCAAATCCGCAAGAAGAAATGGATAGAATTTATGCCTATTTGGGTGTTGCATCGTTTCTACATAATTTTAATGAGATAGCTCAATCAACTGTTGAAGACGATTCGGTTTATGCGGTTGGTTCTGATCATAAAATAAGATCCGTATTAAAAGCCAACGCTGATGACTATGATGATGTTCTGGGTAAACAGACTTCTGATAATATTAAAAAATCATACTCTTGGTTTTATGAGACATTTGGGTATTAACGCATAGGTAATTTATGAGTCTTTATGAAAACATTGCAGCCAAAAAGAAGCGAATTAAAAACGGTTCCAAAGAAACAATGAAAAAAGCAGGGGCCAAAGGCAGGCCCACCGCTAATGATTTCAAGCAGGCCGCAAAGACTGCAAAGCCAGTTAAGAGGAAGGTTAAAAAATAATGAAAGGCGTAAAGCATTACTTAAAGAACGGCAAGGAGCATACAGGCTCAATGCACAAAACAAATGGTATGCCGATGACAGGTGCAAAACACACTAAGTCAAGCAAAGATTTATTTCACAAAAAAGATTTGTCAGCCGCAGTTAAAAAGAAAATTAAATAAAGGGTTAAATCATGCCAAAAGGTAAAGGAACATACGGAACCAAAAAAGGCCGTCCACCAGCAAAGCCTAAAAAGAAAAAAACCATTAAGTATTAATGTGGAGTAGCCCATTAGAGTTGTACCCAGTTAATGTTCATGTGTCACAGGAGCTTGCTCCAGAAGGCCAAAGGCTGTTAGTTGAGCCAAGTACATATAAAGTAAACGCAGAGTATCTTGTTGTGCAACCTTCTAGGGAGCCATACGGTATTCCACAAGAATACACAAGGAGGTTGTGGATATGTTAATAGAATTAATGGCGGCAAACGCAGCCTTTTCTGTTATAAAACAAACACTTAGCAACGGTAAAGAAATTGCTGATGCTGGCTCTGCGTTAACAAAATACTTTGGTGCAAGCCAAGCTATTGAACAAAAGGTTAAATTAGGAACTGGTGATGTACTAGGTGCCTATCAAGCCAAACAGGCTTTAGAGAGACAGGAAAAAGAGCTTGAGTTTATGCTCAACAAGCAGGGGCTTCTTGGCTATTACAAGTACCAGAAATTTAGAGATGAATTTCACAAGAAGCAAAAAGCTGATGTTAAAAAGAAAAAACTTCGACAGGCTAAAATCAACTCAAACATAAATGACGGGTTAATTGTACTAGGAATTGTTATAATTATAGTCGCTGCTGCTTTTGGCGTATTTTATTATTTAAGGACGTACTAAATGTCAGGAATGCCAGATTTTGAAGCTGGGCAGCTAGTTAGCGCAGTTACACAATTAAACAAAGACGTTGAATCGTTGACGCGAACAATGACAAAATTAAATGACAGATTAGCTGCTCAAGAGATTCAATTAGCTAAAGGTAAAGGAATGGCTGCTGGCGTAATTATCCTAGCAGCAATTTTAGGCGGTGTTTCATCTTATCTAATGAACAAAATGTGAGGCACATATGCCATTAATTCCACTCGACATTCCAGCAGGCATTTATCGAAATGGCACTGATCTACAAAGTCAGGGCCGTTGGCGTGACAGCAATCTTGTGCGCTGGCATGATGGAACGATGCAACCCATTCAAGGATGGCGGCTTAGAAGTGACAATGCTACGCTCGACATTACTAGATCGTTAAACGCATGGCTAGATAATAGTGATAACCGATGGATTGCGGCTGGCACTTACCGCAGGCTTTACATTTATGACGTTAACAGCGCATTGTTCGACATAACGCCAGTAGGCTTAACGGCAGGCACAGAGACTTCAATTGATGCAACAGCATTTGGTGGTGGCGTGTATGGCTCTGACGGCTATGGTGAGCCTCGTTTAGAACGCTCAACGGGTAATCCAGCAACTACATGGTCATTAGATACTTTTGGTCAAAACTTAGTCGCTTGCTCGACTTCCGATGGTAAGATTTATCAGTGGACGTTAAATACGAGCACGAAAGCCGCACAAGTAACTAACGCACCAGTTGGAAATACTGGCATCATGGTGACTGATGAAAGATTCTTATTTGCTTTAGGTGCTGCTAGCAACCCAAGAAAAGTTCAATGGTGTGACAGGGAAAATAACACGTTATGGACACCAGCCGCGACTAATGAAGCTGGCTCAATAGAATTGCAAACTGTTGGACGCATTCAGTGCGGTGTAAAGGTTCAGAACCAAGCGTTGATTCTAACGACTACAGACGCGCACACAGCAACGTACTCAGGCCCACCGTATGTCTATGGCATAGAGCGTGTAGGCACTTCATGTGGCATTGTAAGCGCACAGGGCGTATCCGTTGTTGATGCTGGTGCGTTTTGGATGGGCAAAGAATCATTCTTCATGTATTCTGGCGGCACAGTTAAAGAGCTAGAATGTGACGTTGCTGACTACCTATACAGCGACATTAACGTATCTCAAATGGCTAAAGTTGTGGCAGTTTCAAATGCTAAATTTAGTGAGATTCGCTGGTTCTACCCAAGTGACGATAACACCGAAAACAATCGTTATGTCTCGTTCAATTATCAAGAGAACACTTGGACTATAGGCCAACTTGCTAGAACTGCTGCTGTTGACGCTGGTGTTTATCGTTACCCTATTTACTTTGACCCGACCAACAAAAAGATTTACGAGCATGAGGTTGGATTTAATTACGATAACTTAATCCCATTTGCAGAATCAGGCCCGATTATGATCGGTTCAGGCGAGAACATTGCTAGCATCACCCAGTTAATACCCGATGAGCGCAATCAAGGGGATGTTACAGCAACGATTAAATCTCGTTTTTATCCCAACGATACTGAACGCAGTTACGGGCCTTTTACTATGTCTAATCCTGTGTCATTGCGTATTAGCGGCAGGCAGTTACGTTTGCGTATAGACACAGCCATTTCGGGCGATTGGCGCGTGGGCATTAACAGAGTTGAGGTTAAGTCAGGGGGTAGACGTTGAGTTTACAACAAATGCCACCTAAACCAATCGGTGAAAACTGGCTAAACTGGTCACAGCGTTTAGCAACATATTTAATACAGGTTAGGTCACAATTACGCCAAAAAGCCTCGCTAGAATCTGCGGCAGAAGATGGCGTTATATTATGGGACAGATCCGTAGGTTATCCCGTAGTGTCTAAAAGTGGATTGTTTGTCGGGTTTGAGTTGAAGTCAGTTGGATACACTGTGGCAGCATTACCCACAGGGGTAATAGGGCAAAGAGAATATGTGACTGACGCATCTTCACCCAATTTTGGCGCAGCAGTTTCAGGAGGCGGTTCAGTGGTTATTCCTGTGTTTAAGAATGCTTCTGCGTGGATTGTCGGTTGACCGAACTAGATAGGTGTAGAGATTGGATTGAATTGGCCCTAGAATATGGTGGTGGTACTCACCTATTTAGCGATATTGTAACGTCTATTGTTGAAGGAAAGATGCAATTATGGCCTGCTAAAGACTCTTGTTTGGTTACAGAAATTACAGTGTTTCCAAGAAAAAAGGTGCTTCATGTTTTTCTTGGCGGTGGAAATCTTGAAGAAATTATAAGTATGCACGATTCAGTGATACAATGGGCAAAAGATCAGGGCTGTGAGAGCCTAACAATGACAGGCCGACATGGTTGGTCAAAAGCATTGAAGAAAAGTGGCTGGAAATCGCAGTTAGTTTTATTAGAAAAGAGGTTTTAAAATGTCAAAAGGCGGCACTACATCGGCAGGCTCGGCAACAGAAATCCCCCAATGGGTGCAAGACGCTGGACTCAAGCAATATCAAACGGGTACTGAACTAGGACAAATAGGTTACACACCCTATTATGGTGCTGATGTTGCCGCATTTAATCCAATGCAAGAATCAGCTTTTCGATCTACTGGAACTGCGGCTGATGCGTTTGGTATGGGGCCAGCGTCCACAGTGCCTAGTGGAGCCACTTTTGGCCCTCACTCACCTACTTGGGCGACAGATGGTATTCCCACCGCACATACCTTTGCTGGCGGTGTGCAAGGCTATTCGGGTATGCCCATGTATACAGAAGCGTTAAATACGTTAGAGCAGCAACGTCCGTACCAGAAGCAACAGCTTGAACAACAGTTCATTGACCCAGCAACAGGGTTAACGCCCGAAG